AGTCTTGCGATTATTTCTACTTGTGCTTTGAATATACCATTTAACTTCTTTTGTTCCATTTGTACTTTCTTTTGCTGGTCAATCAGCTTAATAATAATACCTTCCAACCTCTTGAAGTCTTGGTCTAGTTCTGTCATTAGAGTTTCCTGTATGAACCTGTTTTGTTTCCATATAAAGAATCCGAACGCTATTGTCATCGCCACAGGTATTCCAAATTGTTCCAATATTGTAAAAAAATCCATTTTTCTCCATTAAGCTATTCCCATAAAGGGTATTGTATTACTTTCCATTAAATCGCACATTTGTTGGTAGGTATCTTTTTCTATTTCTACCAATTTGTCTTCGTTACTATAAAATTCTCTTTTATATTGTTCTTGTGTAATGTCTTTTGCTAAATACTCTATTATGATGTTTAGCTTTTCGTGCATATTGATTACATTCTTTAAAAGGATTTCTATTTTTTCTTTTTCACTCATTATTTTCTCCTTAGTTCTTTATTCATTTTTTTAACTAAATCACGTTTTACATTACGAATAATTTTTCTTTTTTCATTTTCGTCAGCATACCAAGCAATAAACTCTCTTTTTGGCAATCCTGGGTGGTTTACAAATTTAGCAACTGCTTTTGTATCAACATACATATTTGTTACACGACTTTTACTTCCTGTTTTAAATACTAAAACCTTTTTATTTTTTGGTTCTATTTTATAAGGTCTTGTTCCTTGTCTATGGTAATCTCCAATTCTATTATATTTTATACCTTTTTTTGTGGCTCTTATGCTATTTACAAGATTGCCTGTATCTAATAAAGGTGTTGAGTGTCCTTTTTTTGCTATTGTGCTTTCTTCTAATGCAGGAGTTACTTTACCTTGTTTTATAAATCTGCGTGAGGCTGCAGCTATTTTTTCGTTTACACTATTTCTAACATCCTCTAAAGTACTTTCGTCTTTTAATTTATTAACTAAATTACGAAAATATATAAAACTATTGACTTCTATCTTCATTTTGTTGCTCCTGTGGTTGAATTTCTTGTTGTGGAGCTATTTGCTCTTGATTCTCTTGTAATTTAGCACTTGCTTCTTCCAAAGTCAAGTCTTTATTATATTCAACCATAAGTTCTGCTTTACTTATAATCCCTAAATTTAACCTATGTGTATCAAGTGCTATTTGGTCTTGTACTGTCATTGGGTATTCAGGTTCATTAAAATCAATTTTAAGCTCATTTGGTAAGTTTACACCAAAACTTGAGGCTAAAACCTTTTCAACATTGTACATTTTATGTTCATATAGCGTAAAAAGTGCTAAATCGTCTTGATAATCCTCAAATCTTTCTAAATCTTTGATTTTTAGAGCAATACCACTAGGTGTTTCGCCACCATCTTGTGCAAATTGAACAAAAAGGTGATTATTTTGTGCTACAAGCTCCATTTGGAACTTAACATTTTCTATAACCTTCTCAATATCGCCTGATGGTGATTTTATATCATAATTTGCATCTGAAGGCAATTCTAAAATAACATCTGAACCAAATCGTTGTCTATTTCCTAAATCTGCACCTGAAACTACAGGTTGTCCAAACATTTGGAATCTTAAACCTAATTGCATTTCAGTCATTGTAATATTTATGTGTTCATTTGCTGAAACTATGTCATTTGCACCTTCAACATAAAAACTATCTGTTTGATGCTCTCTATGAGTGAAAGCAAAAGGTAAAACACCATATCCGTGTTGATTTTCTTCTAAAATATTACCATCTTCGTCAAAAATAAAATATTCTTCACTATTCCAATGAATATATTGGGTAGAATCTGATTTAGATGAATCTTCTGTGTAATTCATTAAAGGATATGATATTGCAACAGGTTTAAAAGGGTCATTTCCGAAGAAAGGGTGAAAATAATATACAGGTTGATAGTCAAAATAAGGATTTTCTGTGTCCATATACACAATTCTTGTTGCAATAGTACCAATAAGTCGTGTCATACGTTCAATATGCTTCATTTTAGTGTCTTTTAGTTTAGTTAAAGCAGTATATTTGTTATTTACGTTCCTAGAAGCACCAACTGTGTAAATTCTTGACATTTTATTAATAAATTTCTTAGTAATGTTGGATTGATATGGTGGAACTTCTCTAAATGCCTCTAAATCAAACTTTTCTACTATATATTGAGATGTATTGTTGCCATTATAGTAATCTAACAACTTATTTACATAACCTTCTCTTTGTTTATGGTTAAAAACCTTTAAATTTTCTAAACTTTCCTGTATTATGTCTTGAATCATTACCTTTTCCTCACTTTAATTTGTTTATTTTTCATCGGAAAATGATTTATAAAAAAGTACCTCAACATATCGCAAGAATGGTCGTGATATCCGTCTTTTATTGGTTCTTGTTTAAGTGGTTTTCCGTCTTGTGCTTCAGGGTATCTATAACCCTCTAAATCTTCTGCCATACCCATACAATTATTGTTTAAATGTAAATATCTATCACCATTTGCGTTTTCTATAAAACTTCTAACGTGATTTACACCTGCTGTAATACTTCTTGATGGTTTATCTGTTATTGTATGCACTATTATGCCATATTTTCTAAAAATTTCTATATCTCCTACGCCTGACTGACCTTGAGCTTGTAATCCTGCAGGGTCGCCATAGTATTTAATAGTTTGGTATCTTTTGCTTTTAATCATTTTAGCAAGTTCGTCTGTTTTTATATTTGTTTGATGTATTATCTCGTCAATCATATTTATGTGCCATTGTCCATTGACACGATACGTTTGAAACCATCCCACAGCACACATCCTGTACCCAAAATCAATACTACAAAAAGTAGGAAGATGTGGATTGTAAGGATAATAACCGACATCAAGATTCCTATCAAAAGGATAAACCCTACCTTCAAAGCTCGTAAACTGTGCACCATACTCTTGGTCAAATATTTCTTTAGACATATTACGCTTTCTTTCAATGAGAAAAGTGTCATTCTTCCCATCAGGAAATGCGAAATTATTATCCCAACTTGGTGCTTGATGTGATTCCCATAGTGCATCACTTTTTCCCAACAAAAACAAATCATATAACCAATTAAACCCTTCAGGTGTTGATATGAATATACCTTTGCCTTTTCTATCAGATAATGTGGGAGATAAATACATATCCCAAATTCTTGGTCTAACTTTAGCTGCCTCGTCTACTATCAGCAAATCTAATCCCTCACCTACAAGTGAATCAGGATTGTCTGCTGATTTTGCTTCTACAGTAGTTCCCCACTTGAATTTGATATATCTTTCTTTCTCACTAGCTTTTTCTATATCGTTTTGATGTCCTTTAACCATAAGATTCCACACTTCTCTAAACATCAAGTCAGCTTTATCGTAGGAAAGACCAACAAGCCATATTCGTTTGTTCGGCAGGGAGGCGTAGAATGTCGCTTCCATTGCCGATGCCGTAGTCTTTCCGAAACGCCTCCCACAAACCATTACAAAAAACCTTGCCGTTTCTTTAGTAGGAAAATGAAGTTTATTTTGTCCATCGTGTGGTGTGTAGTCTAAAAATTCAAACCATTTTTTTTTATATTTATATAAATCTTGCATTTTTCTACCATATTAATTTAAGTTATAACGTATGTAAAATACAAGATATTGTATTTTGAGATAAAAAAACACAACATATAGGAGGGCAGTATGTCCGAAGAAACAAAAGTATCTAATGAAACAGTAGTGGAAAGTGGTACACAAGATGTTACTCAAGAAGTTGCTCAAAATGAGTACATAGCAGAAAGCAAAAAGTATAGAAAAAGAGCACAGGAAGCTGAATCAGAATTAACTAAACTTAAAAAAGCAATAGCAGCACAAGAAGAAGAAAAACTAAAACAAAAAGAAGATTTCAAAAGTCTTTATGAAAAAGTTTCTTCTGAAAATGCAAATCTTGCACAAGATGCAGAAAGATGGAAATCTTACGAATCTAATAAAAGAACAACATTACTTGATAGGCATCCTGAAGATGAAAGAGAATCTTTATCAAAACTTGATTTAGAAACTCTTGAATATGTAACTAACAAAATTTCAAAACCATCTAATCCTGAGGTGGTTGGTAGAGCAAAAGTTTCTGCACAAATGTCAAACAAATCTTGGAAAGATATGAATGATGATGAACGTAGAGAGTTTTACGCTATGAAATCAAAAAAGGGTTAGATTTTACTTAGGAGAAAACAATGGATAGTAAAAAGATACTTAGTGGTGGATTACAGGACCAAACTAATGCCGTCTTAGATAAATTTATACCTGAAATATGGGGTGCTTCTTTACAAGATTATTTTGAAAAAAGTCTAGTATTTGGTGCATTAGCAAACGATTTATCAGCGATGGTTGCAGGTGGTGGAGATATGATTCACTTACCAAAACATAGTGAATTAGTGGCTACAGATTTATATAGTGGCGACAATAATGCTTTAGCATCAGGTATAACTTTCGCAGCAGGTACTACAAGCGAAGGTGAACATCAACTTAAAATAGACCAATCAACAATGGCTGCAGTAGCAATTACTGATATATCAAGAGCACAGTCAAGTTATGATGTGATGAATATTTACACACAAAAACTTGGTTATGCTTTGGCTAAGAAAGTTGATTTTTACCTTGCAACAAAATTGTACCAAGAAATTACATTCAACGATGGTGCAAATAGTAATGCAGATGGTAATTCAAGAGGTAATAACATTAACTTTGTAGGTAACGGAACATACGATATCAAAACAGAAGGCGTAGCAAACATGATTAAAGCAATTTATGAAAGTGATGCAACTGTTGAAGATTATGTAATGGTATTGGCTCCTGCAACATATAGTTCTTTATTTAAACTAGCAGATTTTGCTCGTTATGATGGTACAGGACTAGCAGGTGATTCTAATCCACTTGTAAGTGGTTTTGCAGGTAAACTTGGTGGTGTTCCTGTTGTTATTTCTAACAACATAGTTCATGCACCTTCTTCTTCTTACGCTCAAAGTACAGCACCTAAGTTTAACAGTGCTGATAGTGGTGATGAAGTTGATGAACTTGCAGGTTACTTGATTCATAAAGAGGCTATGCACATTGCATACGCTGCAGGTATGAAATCAAGAGTTCAAAGTGATTATCACCTAGAATCATTATCAACAAGATTTGTTGCTGATAGTGTTTATGGTTGTTTAATTACATCAGACAACTCAAATAACAAAAAAGTATTCGCTTTAATGGATGGAATATCATAAAGTACGAATAACTAGATAAGATAGGGGGTAGGAAACTGCCCCCTTGACTTAGGAGTATTATGTCATTAATAGATAGTATAAAAGAACACGAAGGTTATGTAGGTATAGTATATAAAGATAGTTTAGGTATAGATACTATAGGTTACGGATTTGCAATAAAAGATTTAGAATTAGATAGAGATATATGCGACATTATCTTAGAGAGAAAATTACAGGCATTAGAAGATAGCGTTAATTTAAAGTTTAATTGGTATAGTGATATGCCTGAAGAAATACAAGATGTCGTAATGGAAATGTGTTATCAATTAGGTGTTACAGGCGTTTCTAAGTTCAAAAAAACATTAGCACATCTACAAAATAAACGATGGGAAGAAGCATCGGTAGAAATGTTAGATAGTTTATGGGCAAGACAAACACCTAATAGAGCAAAAGAATTAAGTAATAGAGTAAAAGAGGTGGCAAGTGGACATTGACAGCCTAAAAGTTGGTGGACTTGGTTTAAGTGGCTATATAGTAAATTGGATAGATATGTTTAGTCCAATAGTTGAAGTAGGGTATATGATTGTACTTATTGCTTATTTTATATATAGAATTAAACAAATAAAAAGCGAGATAAAGTAGATGAGTAAAGGTGTAGTTAAGAGAGTAATCGTAACGCCTGATAAACACTTTCCTCTACACGACCAACCTTCCATAAATGTCCTAAAAAAGACTATAGAAATAGTCAAACCTGACGCTTATGTAGATTTGGGCGATATAGGTGAATGGGAAGCGTTTTCAGCTTGGAAATATAAACGCAAGAAAGCTCCCCCTCTTGAGTTTTTAATAAAAGATTTCGAAAAAGATGTAAAAGATGTCAATGCTGGTATGGACCAAATTGATGAATCTTTAGATAAAGTTAATTGTGAAGAAAAATACTTTACTGAAGGTAATCACGATAATTGGTGTAATATGGCAGTTGAAAAATATCCTTATATACCACAATATAAGTTTGCAAATGCTGTAGACTTAAAAGGTAGAGGATATAAGTATATACCCTTTGGAAAAAAGTTAAAATTGGGTAAATTATACTTATATCACGGACACGAATATGGTGGTCAATACCATACAAGTAATCATTTGCGAAAACTTGGTGCAAATATTATGTATGGACATTGGCACGATATACAACAAATGTCTGCTACTCATTTAGATGGACCTAAGTCTGCGTGGAGTATAGGGTGTTTAAAAGATATGAGTAGTGATGCAAATGCTTGGCTTAATGGTAGAAGTATAAATTGGGCACACGCTTTTGCAATAGTAGATTTTTACAGAGGTGGACTATTTACAGTTCACATTATACAAATAATAAACGGCAAAACTTCGTTGTGGGGTGAGTTAATAGACGGAAATGGAAAATGTTAGTACAGAAAATAATCATACAGGCTGTTGCCAAGTTAATCAAAAAACAATTCAAACTAGACAAAATTCTTAAATACGTTGAAGAACCTAATGAACTAGACGAAGAAGTAAAAAGACTTCGTAATCGTATAGAGATTATAGAAGTAATTATAAAGGAGAGATAATATGTTAGATTTTATAGTAAATAATTCAGATTTATTAATGGGTGGTACAGGTGGAGGTATTGTACTATATATTCTCAAAAAGATACCAAATAAAGACATTTGTGCTTGGGTTGAGTCAATATGTTATACAGCAGGTAAAGTTATGACTTTAGGGCTATCTAAGTGGAAATTCACTAAAAATATATGGAACAAAACAGTAGAACCATATTTTATTGATTTACTAGATAACTTTGTAGGATCAGCAGTTAGAGGATTTATTAAAGGGTTACGAGTAGATTAATGCCATATCAAAAGACAAAAGAAGGTAGATTAGTTAATGAAGTTAATGGCGACCTAGATATTACAGGTACACTAAAAACCAAACTATCACATGATTTAATTTATGACTTTGATGATGAAGTCAATACACTAGCACAAGCAAAGATAGATGCTTTAATAGATTCTGCACCTGCTGCACTCGATACACTTAACGAACTTGCTGCTGCACTAAATGATGATGCTAGTTTTTCTACTACTATTACTAATAGTTTAGCAACTAAGGTATCTTTGACAGGTAATGAAACAATTACAGGAACAAAAACATTTAATAGTGCATTTCCACAATTATATTTTACAGATGATAGTAGCACAGATTATGTTCAAGTAGGTTTATCAGGTAACCAATATTATCATAAAGGTTCTGATGATGATATTAATTTTATATTTAGAAATCAAAGTAATGACGATATATTGATGGTTGATTCTGGACTAAAAGCAGTATTAGTAAATGATACAAGTGCAGATAGTTTCAATTTTAAAATAGGCAATAATGGTAGAATGAATAGTCCTGTTCGTGGATTTGAAATGGAAAATAATCACGGATATTATAGTCCTATTGGTGGATTTGGTTTACCATATTTATTAAGAGCAACACATCAAGATTTAATTAGACATCAAACACCATTAACATTAGAAAGATGGAATGGTAGTGCTTATGTGGATGCTATATCAGGAACAACAAGTGAAAATAGTCCACAAACTAATTTAACAGGACTTAAAAATATATTAGATGGAGAAAGAAATACTACTTGGCAGTTAGATGATGAGTGGAGAAAATTTAGATTTGTTATAGAAAGAGAATCTACTTGGGCAGATGACCAATTAATATATTTAGAATTAACATGGAGTTCTATCACATATTCAAATGGTAGTGCTGCAAGTGGCTCAATGTGTCCTACTATGACAGTAGAAATGCTTGATGGTAGTTTTGATGCAAGTGATGATTCTAATAATGATTGGACTACACATACACCTGTTACAACAGATTGGCATACAACAGGTATATCAGACCAATATGGTTTATTAATGTATTATAAATCAAGTGGTATGCACAGTAATGATACTCATGTAAGAATAACAGTAGAGTTTCCTGATTGGGATGCCTCAGCAGGTGGTAATGATAGAATGCCTATCAAAAATATAGGTATATTAAGCACTTATGTAAGTGATAGAAATACAGGTCCTTGGACTACTGATTGGGATAGAAATGCAGATGGATATGGAGATGTCAATATACCAACAGGACACAGTTATAAAATAAATGCAAGTTCAGTATTAAGTGCTACTACATTAGGTAGCGGAGTTACTGCTTCATCACTTACAAGTGTAGGAACATTAAGTAGTTTAGCAGTAACAGGAAATTTAACAGTAGATACAAACACATTATTTGTCGATAGTTCTAACAATGAAGTAGGTATAAATACTACAAGTCCTGCATCTGCTTTACATGTTGAAGAAGGCGATATAAGAATAGATACTGCATCAAGTGCAACTCAAGCATTAAGATTTAGTGAAGCAAATACTACAAAAGGTCAATTACAATACAGGTCAGGAGATGAAGAATTAAACCTAATAACTGTTGATGCTTCAGGTACTGCACAAAAAAGAGTTACTATAAAGTCAGAACAAGATGCTACTGCTGTAGGTATAGGTACTGCAAGTCCTCAAGCAGATTTACATATAAATTCAGCCAATAGTACAAAATTATATTTAACTTGTAGCGATTCTAATCCTACTGCTGCTGCTGCAATAAGATTTTCAGAACAAGCAGATGGTGCTAACAATTATTTTGAATTAGATTATAGTGGTAGTGCAAATACATTAGCATTTCATAGTAACAATCAAGGTAATATGTTTACTTTAGATAGAAGTAATAATAGAATTTATACAGATACAGCAAAAGTTGGTATAGGAATATCTGTTCCTACTACCACACTTGACGTAGAAGGTACTGTATCATATAAACATACTGCATTTACTACGGCAGGACCTACAGACAATGTAGACGTATCAGATACTACAGTATTAGAAGTAGATACTTCAAGCAATAA